CATGCGATGCGACTTCTTCAATGTCTATACTGCACTTTGGCGTTTCTACCTGCCTGACAGTGACTTTCATCTAGCGTGTCCTATGCCTTAATCGCAAACCCAAACACTCCCCAACCAAGGAGGAATAACAACGCGAACAGCAGCCAATCCCATCCCCAACTATAAGGAGCAAACGCTGGCGACTGCCGTAGGAAACCGAAGACGAGTACGAGTAGCATCAGTACCCAGAAGATGGTTCCGATATACATTACTATCTCCTCACACCGCATTGTGCAGCTTGTATCGGGTTCCTCGCCAGTGACCTACACGTGATCTCCGCATTGATCGCATCTACTTCAGCCTTCGTGTAACTCTCAGGTACAGCTATCGCTGCCGGTTGTCGTAGTGGCTCACGGAAGCCAAAGAAGCCATTGCCGTAGTACGAAGCACACGATGACAACAGCACCGCTGTTAACAACAATGTGGCTACACGGGTCACAATGGATTAGGCTCATCTATGTCAGGTGGCGGCGCACCTTGTTGTGCATTCAACATTGCTACGAACGCATCACTGAGTATCTTCGCCTGTGTTAAGAACTTAGCGAAGTTCGCAGCATTGAACGTGTTCGTGATCGCATGCAAGCTATCACGCACTTCCTCTGCTGCACCTATAGCAGCATCGATACCATCATCTAGCCGCGCATTAGCATCCATGACAGGTACAGGCGGCACGATAGGAGGCGCAGGATCAGGTGTGTTAGGTACAGCTAACCATTCCTCATACTCAACGCGATCACGATTAGCTGGATCATTCGGGATGCACGCGCCATCCTCAGTACGAATGACGGTTTCTGTGTTTGTGAGTTGATATTCAGCCATTATGCCCTCGCATCTAGTGATATGTATGCAGTAGCGTCGTTGAATGCACACATGTCATACGCCTGTCCTGCGACTAATCCTGATGCCACAGCAAGATCCATGTGAGTTAATCGTGTTGATCCTAGAGCATTGGCTACACTTGTAATAAGGAAGCTCCCAGAGTTTTCTAAAATCATATTGCCAAACTTAACTAGCGTTGGATTACTGCGCATCTCTACAGGATGGAAGATCGGACTAGTGCGTGCGCCTGTTGCTGAATAAGCAGCACACACAGCAAATCTCATATATACGTTCGCTGCTCCACCAATGATCTTGCTATAATATCTCTGACATATCATCAATTCTTCACTATATGTACGCAACAACAACCGCGCCTGCGTTGCTGTAAGGACCAACGCTCCGGGTGTTATAGTGATACCAGTAATACGAAACGAGTTCGCAGCATCAGCAGCATTCACTTGCCCAGGGAGTGCGATGTAATTCGCATTGTGCCACACACCTGCTGAAGGCGCTAAGAACGTTGAACCTGCTGCAATAGCTAGCACCAACCAAGCAGCGCGTGTGTTGTCTTTCAACCATACACCATCCGTACATCCGGGGATGATGACGCTATTAAACTGAGGCACGTTCGCAGCGGCTTGCGTGTATGAGAACACATACGATCTATCCAACGCCACATTACGTATCGACCCGCTATACAGCCCCGCCTTACTGTGATTAGTCCAGAAGCTCAGCGTAATAGGTTGTGCGCTAGGTGTACCCCATCCCAACTTAGAAAGTCTCGTGCCTTCGATGACAGAGTTAAACTGCAATCGCTCAGCAGCGCCTATTACTGCCTGTGGAGTTGTGACGTTTATGATCCCACAATTAGTAAACAACGGGCCAAATTGCGCAGCACCCGTCGTACTACACACCATGTTCGCTACGCCTGTAGGCAACGACGTGAAGGCGTGCCAGTTGTCGCAGAATTGTATACCACCTCCAACAGCTACAGGTGCATCAAATCCGTACTCTTGTGAGATTTCAAACGAACCATTATACGTGAGAACTTCATTCGCAAGCGCGCTAGGTGGTGCGGGAGAAACACCACTAACAGATAATAGACCTGTTTGGCGACTGACTACGATAGGACTATCTATATAAACTCCTGCATCATCAAACCTATTCAGCCTGAAATCAGAACCAACATTAGCACCGCTCTCAATAGCACCATCTCCCAGTGCCATATTAAAACGTCGCTTGCCAGCTTTCATACCTGTGATGAAGCTACCACCATCAGGTGCAAGCTTATCTAGAAAGATTGTCGGACCATTGTTGTTGACGGTTAAATTACCCGTCATCGTGTCGCCAGTCTTCATCACGAAGTCTGTTGCACTTCCACCTTTAATAGCCCAACCTGTGCCGTTCCATACATACGTCACTGCGCCAGAGGTGAACTCTTGGCCGATAGTAGGTGATGCGGGGAAGTCGTATGCCATCACAGCCTCGCGTCTGCTTTATACGTGCCATTAAAATAACAATTATTCGCAGGTGTAGCGTCGAAAACAACAGCATTATAATCTTTAGTTCCTTCAGTGACAGCCAGATTAGCAAATCCGGTGACGTTGTGTGTCCCCGCTGTAGGAGTTACAGTTGGTGTTGCTCGCATTGAAGTAGGATAATAGCTCATCATTTTGTTTGCAGCGCCTGTTAATCCTTGCCAGTGCAGATCAGAAGCAAACCAATATCTCTGACACAACAACAACTCTTTATCAAACGTTCGCATGATCATAGGTGATTGTGCTGCGGTGGGAGCGTAGATACCTGGCAACACAATGAGACCTGTAATACGAAATGCATTCGGACTTGTTGCTGTGAATAAGTTAACTTGTCCTGTAGCTGCGAACTTCAATCCCCCAGTCAGCCATGTATTAGGCGTTGCTGTTGTGTAATTACTACCACAGCCAAGAGAAAACATTATCATCAAGCGTTCATTAGTATTACCCCATCCGCTGTCTGTAATACCCGGTACGGTAATAGTTTTGTACTCAGAGACATTCGCTACATTCTGCGTATACGTAGCGACATATGAACGTGAAGTTGCTCCATTCGTAAAGCCAACACTATAAAGTCCTGCGGGATTGTTGCACGTCCAGAAACCTATCGTGAGTGGTTGTGCATCAGGTCTTCCCCAACGCAACCTCTCAACACGCTCACCTTCAATTATCTGCATCACCCCACCATAGTCAGTAGGTCCGAGTGATGCTTGTGCAGTGTTAATAGCAATGCCAAGGAAGTTAGGAAGTACGAACAACCCACCACTACTTAGCTTGGCTCCATTAAATGCCATCGTACCTGTTCTTGATATTTGCCATCCATCACAAACATACGTCCACGGTCCAGTAGCATTCGTAGCCGTGCTGTCTTTCTCCTGACTGACATCACATGCGCCGTTGATCTGCATTCCGTTGTACGCCATCGCATCGAGAGGCGCAGCAGGTACGTTGTTGAGTAGTACCTGACCTGTTTGGCGGTTAATCGTGATTGGATCATCAATGGACGTGCCAGCATCGTGAAAACGTCTAATTCTAAAATTGGACCCTGCATCCAAGCCTGTCTCTAGATCAGTATCACCTAATACTATTGACCATCTATTAACTCCTGCAAGTTTGCCCTTGATGTCTGACCATGCCGTCATATCAACTTTGTTAAGAGAAAATGATGGAAAGACTTTAGTGATCGTCAAGTCACCACTCATCGTATCGCCAGTACGTAGCACAGCGTTCTGACTAATCAGCCCAGCAGCACCGCCAGCTTGTACCCACTGCTTCGTGTTACCGTCATCATACATGATCCAGAAGATGCCGGTATCAGTCTCAAGCCACATGTCTCCATCGTTAGCAGCAGTAGGTGGTGCATCTGCTGTAGTAGTAGTCGAATTGCCTAGCGGACCAGCGTCATCCCACTGTGTACCGTCCCACACATACAGATGGTTGTTATCCTCTGCGACGTATGCATCGCCGATAGTGTTACCTGTAGGCGGAAGTGCGGCTGCTGTAGTAACTGTACCTTTGATAATCAGTCCCGGCCCTATTTCACCTTGTATACCTTGCGGACCTATAGCACCTCTAGACCCAGATACGTCGATGATCCAGTCAACGAACGTCCCTGCACCGCCGAAGGCAAGAGAGTTGATGACGAGTGTAGTACCAGCATACGAACTAACTTGACCCCACATCCAGTTGTTAATCGGATCTAAGTTAGCACGCACACTGATGAACTTGCCCACGTTGAAATACTTACTCGCCTGCGTGATGAATGTCTTCGCACCTAGGCCGATTGTGTTGGATGACGTAGACGTACCGAACAGCTTCTGCGCCTGTGCAGCACTTTCAACTGCGCTTGCAGCAGCATTCGTGGCGCTAGTAGCTGCATTAGTCGCACTCGTTGCCGCCTGCGATGCGCTATTAGACGACGCCGTAGCATTCGCATTCGTCGTATTAACAGCCGCAGTAGCGTCAAATACCAACGTCCATCTGACAGCATCAGTTGCGAATGCTGGGCTAGATGTGTGACTGTCGATGCACAAATAGTACTGATACGCGTTGATGAATACAATATCACCTAACGAGTACGTAGCACCAGTTTGCCACTGTCCGCGAAATATAGGAACGCCTGTGGTTTGAATAGTCCAATACGTGGGATGTGCTGCGCGATCTTGTGCGAATGTACCGCTCGCGGCAGATGTGTGTTGTACTAGACACCTATACAACACGCCAGTCGTGCTATCGAATACGCGATCACCGACAAGATACAGCGTGCTATATATCCACTCACCACGGATATTAGGAATACCCGCCTGCAATAGCATACTATCAAGCTGCGTCCAGTTCGCATACTCAAGCGTATGCCAACGCGGCGTGTCAAAGTTTACAAGCTTAAATGCGTAGTTGGGAGTGTAACCGCGGATATTGGCTACCATCGCATTGCCCATATATTACATACGGCAATACAGCCATGCGGTCTATCTGCTGTGCAGAGAAGCTTCATAGCACACTTTCACGTTGCTGTCAAGCTGCTATACAGTGTATAACTCATCCTCGCACCAAACTACCACGTTGGTACATGAAACTGATAGCTGAGATAGACAGAGGTCCAGTTGTCTCAGCGTTGATAGCAGCTTTGAGTATCTTGAACTTGACAGGTACTTGCCACAGCTTCTGTTCGCGTGTTCTACGCCCTGCGCCGTATACTTGAGCACCACTACCGTATGCGCCTGCTTCATTAGGCACGAAGGTGAGTTGTCTAGCTGGTGAATGCTTACCTGTTGCAGCGTCCTTATAGATGTTATCTACAGACACACAGAATGTGAACTGTGCATCGCCTGTTGCATCTATGTGTACGAACCTCAACGCCTTTGTAGCTTGACGACTACCAAAATCAGCCCACGGTAGTTCCCATCTACATGAGATAGGCTCTCCTTTGTATTCCTCCCATGCATCAGGTTTAATAGCACGCGCTGCTGGGAAGTTGGCTGCTATAGTCTGTACGTTCTCTAGACACTTATACACTAGCCCATCGGTGTTGTCGTAGATACGCGTGCCTGCGTTGTATAGAGTGTTGCTAGTCCACGATGCGAGGTCATACATACCTAACCAGTCAGCATGCACGTGGTGATCTGACGACCCGTAGCGCATCATATAACCGTCAGGTGTGAATAGGAACGAACGACCTTCAATCGTCCCACATCCGCAGTTGAATAGTAGTGGATTAACAGCATTAGGCTTCGCAGTCTTGAACCTAGACCACGCGTAGAGCTTCAACTGTGGCACGTAGTGATAGATGTACCCAATGACGCCGTTATTAACAGGACGCACTTGGATGTTGTTACCACCACCTGAGATGTTCGTTGCTGGCGGTGTAGTAGGTAGGTCTTCACCTATTGATACAAGTATGTAATCATCGTTGATAACGCTAATAACCTCACGACGACCGTTGATGTTTGCTGCGTCTACGTCGCCTACTGCTACTGAACCACTAACATCTACCAAGTCACCTTCTTCAAACTGATGGCTGTCGATACGCATGATCAGCGTGCGCTTCGTGATGTCATTCCTACCCATGTCGCCGTCGAAGAACAGCGGATCACTCGTTAACCTGCGCACATCGCTAGCATCGTACTTAGGCATGTAGAAGTGAACGCACTTGTTCTTGCTATCATAGAAGCCGAACGTCTTCAGCCGCATTGTCTCCTTACGCAGTCTGCCAATGTGTGCGCTCATCATGGTTTCGACGTAGTTGCTCACACGCTCAGGCACTACGGCGTTGCTAACTGTCGAGAGCTTAGCAGATGGCACACCATTGAAGTCGATCATGAACACGTCGCTGCCTATCTCTACGATAGAACGTGGCGCGTTGCTTCCAAACCCATTGAGTGTGTCTAGTGGTTGCGGATCATGCATCGACACAGAAGTGCCACCCGTCTCTGACATTGTGCCGAGCTTCATCAGCGTCGTAGCTGTTGGTGTGATGACTAACAATGCGTCCTTGATTGTAGCGAACGCACGCACAGCTTGCTCAGGACTAGCGACGATCTTCGACATGTCGATGTCAACAGCGTCCATAGGCGTCGGAGCGGTTGAGAACACCACACATGTGTCCTTCGACGCTATACGTATCGACGTGTTGTAGTCAGGCAGATCGCGCAAGTCTGTATCATGTACAGTGAAGTAACGAAACGCTGACTTGCATGCGTCGAATGCTGGTATCTCGATGTTACTACTACTATTGCCAGGGTCTGTTAGTGGCATCACCCAGTCAACACGTGTGAAATCTATCGTCAACGGCTTATCTCTACCGTTGCTGCATATCAATTCCTTACCGAAGATGTCACTTGCAACTATATCGGTCTGTGTCCAGCTA